CCTACTGAAGTATTTGCATTACCAGTTGTATTTCCTTGCAATGATCTGTATCCAACCGCTGTATTATCATTACCTGTTGTATTTAGTGCTAATGCTTGAGAACCTAAAGCTGAATTTTGTGTACCTATACTATTTAATCTTAATGCACTTACACCAATACCAGTATTATGATTACCTGTAGTATTACTTAGTAATGCTTGAAAACCAAGTGCAGAATTATAAAGACCTGATGTATTAGCTTTCAATGCTGCTGAACCTACGGCAACTAAACTATTACCTGTAGTATTATCTTGTAAAGCCGAATAACCTACTGCTACATTATTATATCCAGTAGTATTATTAAGTAATGCAATACTTCCAACTGCAACATTAGTACCTCCAGTTGTATTAGCAAATAATGTTTGACGTCCTATTGCTGTATTATCTGAACCTATTGTATTATTTCTTAATGAATTGTGACCAAAAGCAGCATTATTAGACCCAGTTGTATTATTTCTTAATGCTGTTATTCCTATTGCAGTATTATAATTTGCAGTAGTATTAAATACTAATGCACTATCTCCTATTGCTATATTTTCTATACCAGTTATGTTATAATATAAAGCATTATAACCAATACCTACATTAGATATACCACCATCATTAGTATATAAAGCATTGTTACCAAGTGCAACATTTTTAGTACCCGTTGTATTGTTTAATAAAGTCTGATATCCAATAGCAGTATTTGAACTACCTGTTGTATTAATACTTAAAGCACCATCACCATAAGAAGTATTTGTAGCAATATTACCTTGACCATTATTCCATAATGTTAAGTCAGTAGCATTAGTTTCTACCCATGGTGGCAATGTACTACCAGCATAATTAGGAATATTTAATACTGTACCAATTAATGTTGATACTCCTGATGTACCTGTTGTAGTTAAAGTAAAAGGAAATGGTAATAAAGGAGCAATACTATTAGCTAAATTAGTTGCAGTAATTAATGCTGGCTCATAATGTCCATCAAAGTTTGGATTTCTAACACCAATGGTAAATAAATCACTTGCTTCTAAAAGTGTTTTTATTTTCCCTGCTTTAATCAGTGGAGAAAAATTAGTTAAATTATTTAACATGATATTTATTTTTAGTTTAATGTAAAAATACCACAAACATATTATATCTGTGGTATTTATATTTTTTTATTTTTTTTTAATTACGGTACTATTGGTGCAGGTACTTTTGTAGTTTTAATATCACCTGATATACTATCACGGAAATATACTCCTAATCCATATTCATTATATACATCAGTATTATTATATGGATTAACAAAAAAATCATATATTGCAGTTAATGCTACTGCTTTTTCATCTAATGATACTGAGTTATTCATCAATACTGATGCGTATACTTTAATATCTGCTTCTCTTAATGCTATTGGTGCTGCCATTTTATTTATTTTTTATAGTTAATTAATTTATTTATGCTTTATCTTTTTTAATATATTCACTTTGTTTTTTTTTAAAATTTTCCATAGTTTTTTTTGTCACATCTGTTCCATACTTTTTTATTAAAAAAGCGGTTACTCTATTTTCTTTTTCCATAATTTTTAAGTTTTATTAATTAATAAATTCTACTGTTTCATCTTCAGGTATTGCTATTGTAAAGTCAATATTTACTTGAGCTTTAAATGGAGCAGCTGCTGCCATTACTAAAGTATACCAATGATCTTGTATAGTACTAATTGTATTATCATCTGCTATAAGAGCATTTGTTGTTGAAATTAAATTACCTGCATTATTAGCTACTAAAACATTAACGTTCATTGCAGAAGCAACAGTGTCATATATATTAGTATTTTCTGCTAAGATTACTGTATCTTCTCTTACTCTAAATGAAGTATTAGAACCTGAAACAACTCCAATAAGAAGAGCATATGAACTTGAACCTGCAAGGTCAGCAATACCTTGTATTCTATATCTTTTAAGTACAGTACCATTTTGTTTAGTTATTGTACCACCTATTGCAGTCATAGTAGCTTGAACGTTTGGTTCAATTGAACCTTGTACAAAGGTTACTGAAGGATCTGAAACTACAGCAGCAAAGTCAGCAACTGAAATAGTACCAGCTAAGTAGTCATCATCTCTACGTCCATCTTTAAGACCTAATGGTATTACTGTTTTAGTAGTATCAACAGTACTTACTATTCTCTTACCTTTAATCCAACTTATAAAATTTAATATATCCATGTTATTTATTTTTTATTTTTATTTATCAATTAATTGTGTATAGTTCATAATATACATACAATGCACCATTCCAGTTATTAACTCCAGCTATTGCAGGATTTGCATTATAAAAATTAAAATCTAATCCAGTTGTAGCTCCTGTAGCAATTAAGTGTGGAATAGCATTGTCAGTTATAGTGTTTTTGTAATATACAGAATACTGTACATATATATTATCTCTATTGGCTAAAGTAAGATCTAAATCTAAATTATCAATTGTAAAAGATACTGAAGTAGCATAAGCTGGATTAGGAGTTAAAGGAGCAGATGATCCCATATTAAGAATATCAATAATACCACGAGGAGTATCTACTGTTACAGTACCAGTAATTGCCATGTCTAACTCATAATGTTTAGTATTACCAATATTACCTGCTGTTACTGCATCATTTAATGTCATTGCTACTGTAAGATATTTGTCATCTCTTTTTGTTGACGGTGTACCTACAGCAATTAAAGATCCATCTGGAGGTGTAGTAGTTACACGCTTTGCTTTGATCCAGGAAATAAAATTTAAAATGTCCATGATTATTTTTTTTATATATATATACTATAATATACAAAATAATTATATAAAAAACAAAATCCCAGAAAATTAATCTGGGATTTCCTTACCTAGCTAGTCGAATAAATAGTCTAATACTGAGAATAATAGTTTAGCTAGTGCAATATATAAATAATATTTTAATCAGATATACTTTTTTAATTTTTTATTTCTAATTTTTTTTGCCTTATGTATACTTTTTCTAGCAGAGCTTCTTGTACTAACCATTTTATTTTTAACTCTCAGGTCTTCCTTGAATACAATCTTACTACGCATTGCCATATCATCATTGTGACTCCCTCCTTGATTATAGTTAGGACCAACTGATGCACATGAATACAATAATAATATCAAAAGCCATTTCATTTCTTTAACTCAGCTATTCTTCTTTTTAAATATACTTCAGCTTTTTCCAGATCCTCTAACTCTTTAGCAGCATCTTTCTTTCCAGCACGTGCCAGATACTTAATTACATTACCTAAGTAAAAATCTTTATCAAGTCCCCAAGCTTCAAGCACGTTGAATACTTCATATACATTTCCATCACAACCATAGTGAGCTGGTCTTAATGGAGAAGCTTTAGCAGTACAATCTGGTACTGTAACTGCTGTAGGTTTTGTTCCTGCAAAAGGATCTCTTCCTACATAAGGACTTGCTTCAGTTTTTCTGATATAATCTTTATACATTTCTTGGTTTTTATTATACATTTCAGCCATAATCTTTAAACTTTTTTTATATGTATTAGATGTTTCAGGTTTTCCTACCATCCTTTTATAATCATCACAAATTAAAGAACTCATCTTACCAAACAATTGCAATATCATATTCACTTACCATCAACTTAATACCTCCATCAACTTCAAGAGCCTCTGCATTCTTGATAGCATTAACACCAATGTAAACTACATCACCTGCTTCTAAAGTTTTAACTTCTTCACCAACTGCATACACTGTTAACTTGGTCCATTTCTTCATGTCCTCAGCATCCATGTGTGCTTTGTCAGCTTCACTTAATTCAATCACAGATTCTTTTCTTTCTGGCTGACTGATTAATACTCTACGTCCCTTAAGACTTTTAATTGCTTTACTCATAATACTATGTTTTAATTATCCAGTAAAGATAATAAATTTATTAAACAATTAAAGTTTAAACAAAAAAATAAGTCTAGAATTTTACATCTAGACTTACCCTGATAACCAATCAAAACAATAACCATTATAAATCGCAAAACAATAATGATATCACAAATATAAGTATTATTCAAATACCTTATACATTCTATTAAATTTTTTTTCTGGCATGAGTGAATATGTACCGGCCCAATCCTGTATCACATAGTCCCCCGGTACTAATCTAATTTCACCATTATCAGTAGTGAGAAAAAAGCTATCAAATTTATGATTGATATAATTAATATGTCCCTCAAAATTCTCATATCCGGAAATCTTAATAGCACATTCCTCTGTACCATCATACTGTATAGCCTCAATACTCTTAGGCCTTTCTCTATATAACTGCATAACAAATAATTTTTACAAATATAATAATAAAAACAAAACCTCCAGATTACTCCAGAGGTTTCCTTACCTAACAAATTATGAAATGTTTTTTTACCAATACAAATATATAATAAAAACC